GAACGCCTCAACCTCTGTATCGTCTTGGAAGTCTAGGTAGAACCCATTCGTACCGTAGGTGACATCTGGAGTCTTAGCCACCCACACACCGTTCTTCAACTCACCGAACGCATCTTGCAAGGGTGTGAATGCTAAAGTTGCGCTTGCATTCGTAGCAGTTGCATTTTCACTCATAGTAATTTGAGTGCTACTATCTATTGACGTAATAACAGCACCACTAGCAATACCAGTACCACCTACCGATAAACCAATTTGTAGTGTTGACGTATCAGACAGTCCCGTAACAACAGCACTTCCACTAGTAATACTAGCAGTGTCTGACTGTCCATCAATGAAGTGGACTTCGGCCATGTAGCCGTCATACGAACTTCCAGTTCCTGAGTGACCCATTCCAATAAACTGTGCTTCCGCATTGTTTATGTCGCCATCGTAGTTTTGAGATGGAAATGTTGTGTTGTTATCAAAAGCAATTCGTTCGCCATTGACGTACAACTTAACTCTGTTTGATGCTGTGGCTTGCGTTGTGTCAAAAGCTAAAACAATGTGATACCAAGCAGACGGATCACGGAATAGCGCAGTAGTGCTTAAATAGCTTGATGCTGATCCATTATTAAACCAAAAGATTCTACTATCTGAAAAAGCTAACTTGTCACCTTCTGAAGCAGTGCCGAACAGTTCAGTATTAGCGTTATCAACACGGCCACGCTTTGTCCATAATGATAGCGTCCAAGTCTTACGATTACCCGCACTGTCAGGAGTCCAACTCAGGTACGCAGAATCATCATCGTTAAACCGTAGCGATCCTTCAATGGTCTTAGGATAGAAGCCACCTGCCGCTGTGGACTTTTTAGCGTTACCTTGGATGATCGCCATTATAGACCTTGTGAAGTTAATGCGGGAGTTACAGCAACGAACACATTAGTGCCATCACAGAAGTAACTCAACCAGTATTTACCTGCTGTATTGATTGTCGTCAGGTCAGCAGAGCTAATGAATACCGCTGTATCAGCCGATATGGTTGCGCCAGTATTGTTAAGGTAAATGTTTCCTGACTGTCCTTCAGCATTTGTAAGCGTTGATGTTGAGTTATATTGGAATGTCAGCGTAGGTGTTCCACTAGATACAGCCGCTTTGAAGTTGTTTGTTGTAATCATGTCGAACGTAAGCGAGGTTGTATTGTCTGTGATAGTGCCACGCATCGGTGCAGTGATTGTGTCTGCTGTGTCTGCCCGGAGAATGTCAGTATCGACAGGCTCGTATGTTCCAAAGTCACTAATCTGACTTTCAGTAATCGACAGTGCCGCTTGGTGTTGTGTAACAGAAGACTGAGTAATGTTTGCATCAGGAACATTGGCCCATGTAACAGCCGCCGTGAGATCATTAGTTTCTGTCGTGAGGTAAGTCTGAAGGTCACTGATCTGAGACTCTGTGATGGATAGAGCCGCCTGATGCTGTGTAACAGATGACTGTGTGATGTTAGCGTCTGGTACGTTAGCCCAAGTTACTGATGCTGTTAAGTCGTTAGTCTCTGTGGATGGTGTAGCCCAGTTTAAATCACCGACTGTGTTGTATGTTAATACCTGACCGTCTGAAGGAGTCTGTGCAGAGACATCGAGGATATTAACTTCAGCCGCATTAGCCGTAACGTCAGAGACTTGAGAGAGTGTAACCGTCTCACTAGGTGTTACGTTGATCCACTCTTCATCGCCTTCGTTGTATACGAACAAGAAATTAGAATCACCGTTAAAGTACAAAGCACCGTCACGCAGAGCGTTACCTTGGTTATCTACAACAGGAGGAATTGTATCACCACCTGCTACTGTCTTAGTACCAAGGAAGAGTGTTTGGAAGTCTAGGAATGCACCGTTAGTTAGAATGTAAGATGCGTTTGCATTGGTTGCATCGTCTGCCGCTGAAACAGCACTAGCCGCCGCCTCAGATGCTTTAGTTGTTGCAGTGCTTGCAGAAGCTACCGCAGTGTCTTTAGCCGCTTCTACAGCCGCTAGATCACCATAGAGATTTTCAGCATTTGTCTTCGCTGTCTCTGCAAGTCCCTGAGCAGTCTCTGCCGCAGTCTGTGCCGCTTCAGCGTCTACAACAGCTTGAGTGACTGTATCAATGGTAGTTTGATCTGAAGTTGTAGCCGCACTACCTGTGCCACGAAAGATTGCCATTAGTCTCTCCAGTGATTAGAATAAGGAAGGGGCCACGAATGTGACCCCTAGGTTGCTTTAGGCGTTGAAGACCAATGCCAAAGCAGACTCAGGACGTAACACCTTGACACCGTAGAGAGTGTCGGCAGTGAACAAGTCACCAAGGTATTCTTGCTTGTACTGAGTTTGAGTACGCACACCCATTTGCTCTGCAAATACCGCAAAGTCTTTATGACCCAGGATACCTGCTTTCAAATCACCACCGGCAGTGTTTTGCGCGGCAGTTTCAATGACTGGGCAGTTAGTAGAGACGTAGATGTCAATACCGTAGAGGCTACCAATGTTACCATTCACTGTTGGCTGACCTGATACAAAATCAGATGAGTTGTAGCGAGTGATGCCACGGATAGTTTGTACGACTGAAGGAGGAACTACGAGGAAACGCTGATCCATAGGAACGTCAGCATCGTCAAGTGTTTTAATTGCTTCGCGGAATGCCGCATCAGAAAAAACATCAGCCGCTGCTACAGTGTCAACCGCATAAGCAGTTAATCCTGTAGAGTCATCCATGTAGTATGAGTTACTATGAATCCAGTCAGTACCTGCGTTTGCAGTTGTACCATCAGCTTCATAAAGACCTACACTTTTACCCAAAGAAAATAGGTCAGTGTCAACCTGCTTTGCAAGTGCATAACCTGCGTCTGAAGTGTAGAACTGACGCATAGAAGCAAGAGCTTGTACATCAGTAATATCTTCAATTAAGCGTGAGTATTCGTAGTGCTTGTCTACAGTTACCTGTACTTCTGACTCAGTTGCCGCAATCAGTGTGACCTGAGTTTCAGCAGACTTAGCAGATGCATCGCCACGAGTAGGCTTAGGAATGTGAAGTGTATCACCCTTCTTACCAGTCATTGGCATACGGTTTACAAGATTGGCAAGTACGAGAGACTTCTCATATGCCGCGATAATTTCATCACTCCAAATTTCGGGGATGAAAGTTGCACCAGTAGTATTGGTGACGTGGTTAGTACCAAGTGCCATGTTAATAACTCCTTAACGTTACTTGACACGA